GGACCAGAGGCTGGCATCAGCTCGCTCATGGCCTGAGCTTGGAAGCGGATGACAGACTCAGCCATGACAGGGTGGAAGACGCCAGCGGCTCCCTGCCAAGGGATCGTCCTCTCTTCGAGCTTGAAGCCGAGAAGGTCGAGACCCTTGACGTAGGTGTCTGCCCATTCCCTTCGGGAGTCCCTGTCGGTCATGAAGTCGCCGACAAGCTCTGAAGCGATGGACTGAAGGTCGGCATCTTCCAAGAACTCTGCCAGATTCGAGTTGTGATCGGGGCCGATCAACTCCTCGGTCATGTCACCCTTGAAGTCGATGACAATGGTTCCGTCTTCATCTGGAGTGATGGAGATGGCTTCCGGGTTGATGACATCAATCTCCAGATCCTGCATTTCGGAATTGCCATCAACTTCCAAGTCGAACGGCTGCATTGTCTTGACGACGGCCATGTGTGGCGTCCTTTTCAGAAGGGTCTGCGGGCAGACATCATCGCCATCAGGGCGGCGAGAGAGTTGGCTGGCATCCTTGCCATCGGCTGTATGTACTGCTGCTGATACGGCTGCTGCATGCTCATACCAAACGGACTACGTCGCATCTGATTCTGATAGTTCATTGCCATGAACTGTTGCGTCTGAGGTTGACCGTACTGCATGGCATAAGGATCTTGCCGCATGTTCTCTTGCGGAAATGATCCCATCATATCGCCGATTTGACGTTGAGGTTCAGCGATTTGCGCCTGAACGGCAGGAGCCGCCACTGGTGTCTGCATGATTGAAGGCTGAGGAGCCGGTACAGGTGGGACAGGTTGCATCGGCGGCTGAGGAACGGGACCGAAAGAGCCTGTTGGCCTGCCGTAGGTCACCTGCGGCTGGACGAACTGCGGTGCCTGAGAGGGAATACCGGCGCTCTTGCTGCCGGGAATCCTTCCGACTGCTCGACCATCCTCGAAATCCTGACGAGTCGGCCTGCGCGTCGATGTCATCGGCATCGGCGATGGAGTTCCTCTTCCCATTGTACATCTCCTGCTGTTTTGAGCAGTATATCACAGTTTCAAGGGCGCGAAAGTCAGTAGTACGGTTGCCTTCTGATCGGCATTGGAGGTGGTTCCTCCTTTTCGTCGAGTGCCGTCTGTATCCATCCGCCCTGTCTAAAGCGGATGAGTGCCTGCGTGGTCGAGTCTACCATGTCATCATGCTCTCCAGAAGGAAATGATGCGCATTCCTCGATGACTTCATCGGCCCATCTGTACTCTGGAGCCCATACGAACCCGCTCTGGAAGAGATCAGAGATGGCATTGACCCTTGCGATCTTGTCGTTGCCTCTCGACGGCACGAACTCGGTCACAGGAAGGCCCATCGCCCTCAATTCGAAGATCAGAGGCGCTCCAGATGCCTTCTTTTCCACTACAAGCTGGTCCGGTTCGTACTCTCTGTACTTCTCAAGTGCCATTCTCTTCAAGTCAGGGAACTCAAGCTTCTCTTTGTAGGCATCAAGCAGGATGAGATTGGGTTTTTCGTTGCCATCTTCATCAGGAAGCGTGAAAATACCCCATGTTGTACATGCAGAGTAGTCGCTTCTCTGTGTTTTCAGGAACGCAGTGTCCCAAGACTGGATGATTGCCTCGCATGGAGGTGGTTCATCCTTCTCCCATCGCCTCCACCAGTCCCTTTTGATGAGTGCCCCCTCCTCTGCGGTGGGGTTCTGCATGTACTGAGCGTTCCATTTGGACACAGGAAGCTCTTCCTTGAGGGCTTCAAGCTCCTTCAGGCTCCAGTACTCAGGCCAGAGAGGGTGTCCGGACGGCATGATGGCTGGAAATTCGATCACTTCCCACTCATCAACACCGTCTCTTTGTGCAGATCTCTTGAGAATCTGACCTGAAAGATCTCTCTTGGACCATCTGGTCATAATTACTACGATGGCGCCACCCGGTTGAAGACGCTGACGGGGGCCTGATGTGTACCATTCGTACACGCCATCGTAGATTGCGGGGTTGGATTCAGCGAGCTTTGCCTCCTGTTCCGAGTGAGGGTCGTCGATGATGAGGAGATCGGCACCCTTACCAGTCACTGTGCCACCAACGCCGATAGCGAAGTACTCCCCCATCTTGGAGGTAGACCACCTACCGGCAGCTTTCGAGTCTGTTGACAGCTTGGTGCCAGCGAAGATCTTCTGGTACTCCTCTCCATCGATCAGGTTTTTCACCTTCCTGCCGAATCCAACAGCAAGCTCTGCGGTGTTGGAGGTCTGAATGATCTTCTTCTCGGGGAACCTGCCCATGAACCAAGCAGGAAGCAGGAAAGAACCGAACTCCGACTTGGTGTGCCGGGGTGCCATGTTGATGATCAGTCTCTTGAGGGTGCCGTTCGCAATCCTCTCGAAGGCATCCGCCATGATCTTGTGGTGCCTGCCAGCAATGAACGCAGGCCACATCAACTGGACGAAGTCCATGAAGTTCAATCGAGCTTTTTCCACACTCCTCATCTGCTCCAACAGCTCAAGATCCTTGAGGAGTGCCTCTCTCTCACCAACAGGGAGAGAGGAAAGACGCTTCATGAGGTTGTCGTACTTCAAGGAAAGACCTCGCCGCTCATTACCGGCACAGCATGGTTCGAAATGTATAGACGAAGATGCCGGATGTAAAGGATCACAAGGGCATGAATGTCCTAAAATGCCCTCTCTATATATAGAGTAGTATATTACTATAGTTAATATACTATATTGTAGTATAGTAGTTCTGTAGTAATAAGATACTTATTAAAGAAATATATATACTATACCCTTATATAGTATCTACTTTTTTTCTTACTTACTCTATATATAGAAATAAATAAATACATAGTAGTATAATATATTACATAGGGGGGGGTATATAATACATATATTAGTAATAGGTAGTGTTTATAGGAAGGTGTAGATCATTTGTACGAAATATGTAGATCGTTTGTAGGGAATGTGTAGATCATTTGTGGGGAACATGTAGATCATTTGTACGGAACATCATGTATACCCGCGCGTGGGGGCACGGCCCGAAGGCGGGGGCACCGGGTAGGTGGGGGTCGCCCGATCCTCCTCCCTGCTCGAACCGCCCACCCCGACGCCCTGACGACCAGAGCCGCTGGGAGGGCCGCTAGAGCCCCGACCTGTCGTCAGGCTACCTCGGCACCCTCGATGCAGAGATGGGCCCTCACCGGCCCGCTCATCGCCTCTCAGAGGCCATGCCACGGGACGGGAGGGAGGAAGTGCAATTGCACCGATCAGGACGCGATGCCGAGACGAGCGAGACGCTCTGCGATCCTGCGCTCGAGATCGTCCGAGGATGAGGGCGTCTTGTCCTCGACCTCGACCTTGTCGATGAAGACACCGCCTGCCTTGGCCAGTAGTTCTGCTGCCCTTATCCGGGCGCTGTCGGTGTCTGCTTTCTCGGCCATCTCTCGGAGCACCCTGAGAGCGAATGCTGCGTCGGAAGAGGCCAGCATGCGCCTCTCCCTCTCCCTTTCCTGTGCTATCGCCTCGCAGCGTGTTCTGATCTTTGGGTCTTGCAGGAGCATGCAGGCGTTGTGGTGAACAGTTGTCGGGGCCATCTGATCGACGACGTACGCTTCCCTGTAGGCGTCGGAGAGACTGAGGCCTCGCATCACTCCCTGCACGAAGGCTTCCTGCTTCTGGGTCAGGCCTGTGATCGGGTCTGCTGCGGTTCTGGTCTTTGTCTTTCTCCTCTGTGGCTGCTCCTGTTGCTGCCCTTGTGCCGTGTCTTTCTCCCTCTGTTGAGGGACCACCCGCAGGTGTCGCTTCGCTCGGGGGTCGGTCGGGGGCATCCCTGACATCTGGGTCTCCATGGTGCAGGGCGCTCGGCCCCGGTTGTCGATCCGTCGAGACTACCACAGGCAACCGACATCGCGCCAGCATCGAGCACCACGGCACCCTTCCTGACAGGCCTTTTCAGGCCCCATTTCGACCAGCTCAGAAGTGGGGTTCGAGGCACCTCGAGAGGCACAACCAATTGATTTCCCTCGATCCACCATCGCCGGAGAGAGCGACTTAGAGGGGGGTCGAGTTCGACCCAAAAAGACCACCCATCCTGTCAGTTGTCTGTCAGTAGACATGCGACAAACTGTCAATCTGCTCCCATCTGTCCAACAAGGGGGTTGACTGTCCCAGATGTTGGGGCTACCTAGGGCTCACCGGACGGCAAGACGCGGCGACGACGCCCCCTCAGCCCCAGCCGGTGCAGACCCCGCAAGGGGGAACGCCGGTAGGGGACCGGAAGTGAGATAAAGCAAGCCCCCCGCCATAAGCCGAGAGGCAGAGGTAGTGCCGCAGTAACGGCGCCGAACGACGGCAAGTAACGGCGCGGGCGAGCGCCGGGCAGTCAGGGCCTCCACCCCCCTGATCCCCCGGATCGACGCAGACCCGCTTAGTCAACGCTGAAGGGAGGCAAACCAAGCTGAAACAAGAAGCGCAGCCTCGAGGGGCTGCGTCACTGGTTCCAGCAAGGAGAGACACCATGTATCGCATCTATCGCTTCCACACTGTCCGCTGCCCCAGCCGCGACGGCATCATCGGGAGCCGGGCAGAACCGCTGCCCATGACCTACCGCAGCGCCGCGCTGGCGCAGAAGCTGGCCCTGCGCCTCGAGATCGAGGAGTGCGGCCCCTACGTTAGCGACGAGGTCTGGTTCGAGGCCCGCCTTGACGGCAAGCCATACCACCTGAACGAGGCCTGCCTCTGGAAGGCCCCGGACTATGGCACCGACGAAATCCCCTTCTGACCTTCCGGTGTGCAGCCCTGCGGGGCTGCCATCCCGAATGCCAGCAAGGAGAGACGACATGATCACCGCAGAGCAGATCAACGACGCCCACCGCGTCGCAGTCGCCCAGAGCGGCCCCCGCAAGGGTCGCTTGAAGGCCCAGTGCCCTCCCATGGGCACCCTCGCCGCTGCCTACTGGCAGGGGTGCATGATGGAGATCAACCCCCACAAGGTCAGCATCGCCCGGCTGATCTTCATGAGCCCGGAAGAGCGGCTCGTGTTCGACGCAGCGCAGGCTGCGGTCAGGGCCGTCGCCAAGAAACGCAAAGCAGCCTGAGGAGAGACGACCATGACCAAAGCACAAGCGAAGAGCCTAGCCATCCGCTACCACGCCTACATCGAGGCCTATCAGTCCGACGACTACAACGGCGTCGTCGTCTGGGGGCCCATGCTCGAGGAAATCCAGCAGCAGACTGGGGTCGTGATGATGTCGAACATCGCCACGATGGTGCAGATCGCCCGCAGGCAGATGGAACGCGAGGCAGCGTGACCCTCTGGTGTCCAGCCCCGCGTGGGCTGGCATCCAGAAGGCCAAGCAACCCCACAGGAGAACACGACCATGACCGCGATGATGATCCTTGAGAACGCAGCCCGGACGCTCCGGGCAAACTACCCCGGCGCTGCCGACCGCTGCGCCAGTCTGATCGAGGCCTATGCCATCAAGGCTGGGGTCTCGCTCGCCGAGGCCGAGCGTCGGGCGATCCTGCTCGACCGCGCCATCCACGCCTGACCCTCCGGTGTCCAGCCCTGCGGGGCTGGCATCCCGAGCGCCAGATCAACAGGAGGACAACCATGCTCGAACAGGCACTGCTGGCGATCATCGCCGTCTGCGCAATCTACATCGTATCGATGCTCGTGCTCGCTGCGGGCATCTACCTCTTCATCATCTGACCACCAACAAGTGCAACTGCACTTTTCACAGGAGAACGACCATGACCTTCGCACTGAACAACGGCACCTTCGCCACGATCCACGCCGCAGAAAAGGCCGTCGAGGGCCTGAAGGGCGAGGCCAAGGAGAACACCAAGGCCCGGAACGACCACAAGATCACCGCCTACTCTGCCCTGATCTCGCAGCTCGCTGGCGTCAAGCTCGTCAAGGGCAACCTCCCCCGGGCAATCGGCAATCAGGTCCGCAAGGCCCTGCTCGAAGACTCAGGCCTCAAGGATGCGACGGCCAAACGCTACCTTGAGAACTCGGTGGGCGCTATGCGCGAACTCGACATCCCGACGCAGGCCACCCCCGAGCTGGTCAAGGACATCCTGCTGTCCGAGAACATCGACAGCGAAAACAAGCTCGCCAAGCGCGTGTCGGGCGAGGCAGAGAAAGACCCCATGCGCGACCTCGCCGAGACCCTGATCGGCAAGTTCTCGACCCGCAAGGACGACGACGGGAACCGCGTCAAGGGCATCTTCAAACCCAGCAAGTTCGACGAGGCCGACTGGGACCGCTTCGACGACATCGTCCGCGAACTGCGCGCTGCTCGCACCGAGGGCAGCAAGGCCGCTGCCGCCTCCGCCGACGAGGTCGAGCGGCAGAACAACCTCGCGAACGCCGTCTTCGCCCAGATGTGAGCATCACAGTGCAGCCCTGCGGGGCTGCATCATCATGCCCACAACCAAACCACGGAGAAACACCATGGAAGGAACGATGGAATATGACGAGATCGTCACCGCCCTCGACGGGATGGTCTCTTGGAACGACTTCGCAGCGTCCCTCATGCTGCAATACCGCAGCAAGGGCGACCTGTCGCACCGGCAGTGGGATGCTGCGGAGAGGATGATCCTCAAGACGAGGTCGAACGCCGCCAAGCGCGAGAGCAACCGCCGGGCTGTCGATGTCTCGCGCATCGAGACCCTGCTTGCCACGGCGAAGATGAACGGCCTGAAGAAACCGGCCTTCCGCGTCGGCAACCTAACCCTCTCCATCGCCCCGCCGACCTCGAAGAACGCTGGCGCTGTCTACGTCAAGGCCTCGGGTGAGTACGCAGGCAAGATCATGCACGGCACCTTCATGCCGGTGTCCTCGGCACCTGATGGTCTGGGCGACATGCTCGCCGAGATCGCCAGCGATCCTCGCGGCAAGGCCATCGAGCATGGCCGCATGACCGGGATATGCGCCTGCTGCGGTCGCACCCTGACCGACAAGCAGTCGGTGGCGCTGGGGATCGGCCCCATCTGCGCGGAGAAGTGGGGGCTCTGAGGCCCCCATCAAAAAAGTTCAATCGAACAAACAGGAGAGCTGAAATGAAACTGTCTATGGCGCGAGAGATCGTCGAGAGCACGATCCGCTGGAACATGTCGAACGTCGGTGGGCGCGATGCCGAGAACATCGTGCCTTACCTCGTCGGCGGCCCGGGTCTGGGCAAGACGACCCTGATCAAGGACATCTGCAAGGAAATGGAGATCGGCTGCTCGATCCTCTCCCTTGCACAGTACGACCCCGGCGAGCTGGGCGGGTGGCCTGTGCCGTCCTCGGATGGCGTATCGATGCACCGCATGCGTCCTGACTGGATGCCGCGCGATGGCAAGGGCGTCCTGTTCATCGACGAACTGCCGCAGGCCCCCGTGTCCAACCAGAACATCGCCGCTCAGATCGTCAACGAGCGGCGCGTCGGACCCCACTATCTGCCGGATGGATGGGTCGTCGTCTCGGCTGGCAACCGCACCTCCGACCGGGCAGGTGCGAACACCATGCCCACCCATCTGCGCGACCGCCTGATGTTCGTGCCCGTCGAGGCTGACCTCGAGGATACCATCGCCTACTTCTCGAAGGTCGGTGTCGATACCCGCATCCGTTCCTTCCTGCGGTTCCGCCCCGAGTTCCTGCACAAGTTCGACAAGGATGTCGATGCCTGCCCTTCGCCCCGCTCTTGGGAGAGGGCGTCGGTCATCATCAACCTTGGCCTGTCGCCCCTTGCGACCATGCAGGCGACGATTGGTCAGGTCGGAGAGCCTGCCGCAATCGACTTCATGGGCTACCTCAAGGTCGCCCAGCAGTGCCCGGACCCCGACGATGTCATCGCCGACCCCGCCAATGCTCCGGTCCCGAGTGACGCTGCGATCCGCTATGCCCTCTGCTCCGCCCTCTCGAACCGCATGAGCGACAAGACGGCATCCAAGATCATCGCCTATCTGCAACGCATCCCCAACAGAGAGCTGGCCGTCTTCACGATGAAGGACGCATGGTCTCGCGACCCCAGCCTGAAGAAGCTCGCATGCGTCAGGGAATGGACGCTGAGCGAGGGAACCGAACTCATCCTGTGAGGTAGACATGGACGCTCAACTCAAGGTCAGCCGGGCAATGACCCGGCTCGTCCTCTCTCATCCCTTCTACGGGTCAATGGCGATGGGCAGCGATGTCCATCGCGATGACAGCATCGAGACGGGTGCGACGAATGGGAAGTGGATCAAGTGGTCTGGGCCCTTCGTCGATACCCTGACCGAGCCCAAGACCATTGGCCTGATCGCCCATGAGGTGCTGCACATCATCCTGCGGCACCACCTCCGCATGGGTGATCGCGACCATCTCAAGTGGAACATCGCCACAGATGCGGCGATCAACCATATCCTGATCTCGGACGGCTTCGAGCTTCCAGATGGGGCGATCCACCTACCCCATCTCGCCGACCATTCCGCAGAAAAGATCTACGACCTGCTCCCCGACAACATCGTCCCACCTTCTTGGGGCTTGGTCTTCAAGCCGGAGATGACCGAAGAGGAGATGCGTCAGGAAGACATCAACGTGCAGCAGCGCGTGATCATGGCTGCGTCGGTGGCGAAGAGCCGTGGCAAGATGCCCGGATGGGCTGATGAGGTCGTGCGTGAGATGCAAGACCCGGAGGTGAACTTCGAGGATGCCCTGCGGCGCTTCTTCGCTGGTGATCAGCCGGAAGACTTCAGCATGCGCCGCCCCAACAGGAAGATGTACCACCTAAGCGGCATCATCGCCCCCACCTCCGACCGCAAGGGCGTCGGCAACATCGTTATCCACAACGACACCAGCGCGTCGGTCAGCGACACGGCTCTGACCTACTTTCTGGGAGCGATGAATGCACTGTCGGAGGAACTCAACCCGACCAGCATCACCGTCATCTGCTGCGATACATCGATCAGGTCCGTCACCCGCTACGAAGGAGGAGAGACGATCACCATGCTGGATGCGAAGGGCAGAGGCGGAACCTGCGTCATGCCTGTGTTCGACTACATCGAAGACAACCAGATCGAGGTCGATCACTTCATCAGCCTGACCGATCTGGAAATCCACGACTTCCCAAAGGATGCGCCAGACTACCCGGTGCTGTGGGTGTCGTGCGACCGCACGAAAGCACCGTTCGGTCAGGTCATCAAGTTCAACATGAAAGGATAGAGCTTCATGTCGAGAGACAATGATGTTCGGCAATACGAGATGCTGATGAAATCAAGGAGAGAGGCCCTCTCCTTGATGAGGATCATCGCAAACATCGCTGGAGGCTTCATCAATCCAGAAGAAATCAAAAGAATTTCCACAAGTATATTTATAATTGAACCAAGTTTGAAATATAAAGCTGATGTAATAAGAGAAGTCTTCGGTTCAACTTCTATACTGCAAACCATCCACTCTATTCTTAATCACATAGAAAATAAAAAGAACAAACTTTATCTCACTGATGAAAGATCTACAGTAGAAAAATCAATTAGTAATTCTATCAATTATTTTTCAACTCAAATTGATAAAACACTTGTCACTCAGGCTTCATTTGCAAAGAAAATAATTAGGATCAAAAGATCTGATGAAAAGTTGGACACAAGTCCTGCCGTGATATCGATATCACCAAACTGGATGAGGTCAGTCCATGAAAACGACATCTGCGGAGCATCAGACCCATACCGCTGGTATGTAATCACCCATGCAAGGAAGATACACTCGCATGCCCTGACGGAAATGAAGCTGACCGGCTTCGAAGTTGATGTCTTGTACTTCTACAAGAAGAAGTTCCGAAGAGAACATGGGTATGTGATTAGGCCATCCTCTGTTTCTGACGTTGATCCTGCATTCGGGAAGAACTTCGATATCTGCCTGAAGCGAGCGAAGGAACGTCTGTTCGCTCTGATACAGAAGAAGATGGAGGGGTGAGTGGCAAGCAAGAAGATGATCAGCGTTAACAGGTACGCGCAGTGTTCAGAAAGCAACATGAGCACGGCAGAGGCGGCTAGGGAACTCGGCGTCACCGAGGGCGCGGTGTATGCTGCTGGCAGGAAGTTCGGTCTCAAGTTCAGGGACGGGCGAGTGAAGAGGAAGGAAAGTTCAAATGAACAATCAGCGACGACCGATGCTGGTGGTCGATCATCAGGTGCCTGATGTCGCAGCAGAGATGGGCATGAAGGTCTACGAGGCAGAGCCGGGGCAGAACATCCTGTGCTGCTCAGGCGTGAGGAACATGTCCGATGTGCCGAAGACGATCAGGGACAAGATCTACGAACTCGAAATGAAAAGGCTGATCCTCGTCCTTCAGAGGCGGAACAAGACGGTCATCTTTCGTGGAGTTCCGACCTTCGACATCATCCTACAGAAGAGAAGGATTGAGTGATGGGAACGAAGACATGCCGTGAATGCTTTGGTCGCGGACAGATCGAGTACGACATCATCAAGGGGTTCGGCCACAGCGCCTACCCTTCAGTTGAGATTGGAGAGTGCCATGTGTGCGACGGCACGGGGAGGGTGGATGATGAACCATCAGAGGAGGAGTGAGATCGACGACCTGCGCTCGAAGAATGCAAAGCAGCGCAACGAGATCGCTCGCCTGCAACAGGTAGTCGCGAGACTGGCGACGGAGAAGGCTGAGCTTCTGCTCGACCTGAAGATGTATAAATCAGAACTGGAGAAGACAGATGTTCAACAATGATCTGCTCGCTACCCTGCACCGCATCGAGCGGGTGGCCGATCTGATTGCCAACGACAAGACCAACAGCCGTCAGTGGAATGTCGCGAGGGCGCAGGAGATCGTGGAGCTTTCCCGCATCGCCATGCGGCAGATGCAACAACCGCTGAACAATGGGAAGTGATGCGATGACGAAAAAGGAACTTGACCGCGTGCTGTCGGAGCATGCGAAGTGGCTGGAGGACAACTCCACCGGGTGCCGAGCAGACCTGTCCGGCGCCAATCTGCGCGGCGCCAACCTTCGGTGCTTCGGAGACATGCGTTTCATC